TTGCGAAGCTCATTAGATCATTGCCCTTGGGCAAAGATTTTGCTGACAATATTATTTTGTGTGTATGCGCTGCGCTTCGTCCCATACTTTATTGGAGGGGTTATCTTTTTGAGTCTCACATGATGCCTTCAGGTTGGTTTGGCACTGCCGATATAAATTCGATATATAATTCATGGTTGAATAGAACTTGTTTCAAATCAGTCATGAAGGATTTTGGCCTTGATTTAAAGTTCAATGATGTAGCTAAGTTGGCCGTTCTAGGAGACGATTTACTTAAGTCATTGCATATGATGCTTGACGGAGTGTATACTGCAGACGCTTTGGCCAAGAAGGCTAAGGAGTTGTTTCAACTCCATATGACACCGGCTGATAAAACGGCGAGTTTTAAGATGTACTATCCTCTTGAGTCACTTGGGTGGGATCCTTCCAATGCGCAATTTTTGAAAAGACAATTCCTTGTTCGGTCAGGGATTGTTTTTCCTATTCTTGATATAGAGTCGATTCATGCTATGACTTTGTATGTCAGGCCTACGCCTGATCTTAACAGAGACATGGCAACTAAGCAGAATATTGAAACCGCTTTGCGTGAACTAGCATATTACGGTAGGGAGACCTTTGAAAAGTACAAAACCTATTATCAGAATTTCTACTATTATAAGCGTTGGGGAATGATCGACTTGCAATGGGAGTCTCTCATTGCTAAATATTTGAGTTAAATAACAATGTCCGCAATGACGGTAAACTACGAAACTACTGGGATTGGTTACTCAACTCTGAATTTTTGTAATTGAAAACCTTTCTATAGGAGCCATAGCTTTCCCAGTTTTAAGAAACGGCCGATCGGTCTCCCATAGTCGTAGAGAGACCAAGACGACACGACTGCCCAAACAGAAACGAAAAGCGATGAGAAGACGCTATTAGACCAACCAAAAGTTAATCTTGTTGATACTTCTCAAAATGCGTTAACGAAGAATAAGGATGTCGAACTCGTTACCATTAAAAACAAGACAACTAAGGTCCAGAAGGTCCTTAATCCATTCGACAATCAAACCCCGAAGAAAATTTTAACCCGACAGTATAGAGTTGCGCAATTCACGATCACACCGGGTTGGACAGGTACAACTTTAGGTTTTCCTGAAGTTTTGTGGCTACAACCAACGATTCAAAAAGCGCTCTCTTCATT